CTTTATATTTTCCCCGGAGGGATCAACTTGAGAACTTTTCTGTATTTTTCGCTGGGTGATTTATTTACGAGGACTTACTGCAAATCGAAACTTGTTCGTTTTTAACCTCCTTTTTAAGAATAGATACAGATCGATATGCTTGCCAAACCCGCAGTAAGCCCTCCTAAATAAGTTACTCAGTTCTATACCGTTTGCAGAGGTACGAGGTGTTCTATGAAGCGCCTATGTACTTTCTGACTCCTTTCGGGTAGGCGGTTTCGGCCGCCCAGAGAATCGCGCTTTGGATCGGCTAGGGCATTTCGTATCTCTACAAATGGTATAGAAAACCATTGGCAAGCTGGTATCGAAGTAACGAAAGGAGGAGAACAACATTGGCAAAGACGAGACAAAGAGCTCCGGACTCTGGTGAAAGTCTAGGAAGAAAAGCACTATCGGATGAAGCTAGGATTAATCAGCTGGCTGCAATGGCCTATGATCTTGTCGAGGAACGTATTCGAGACAAAACAGCATCCGCTTCCGAGATAGTTCAGGTCTTAAAGATGGCTTCACCACGTGAGCAGCAGGAGTTAGAGAAACTCAGAGCCGATACTAAACTGTCCGAAGCAAAGGTCACTGCTATAGAGACCAATGAACGCTACGAACAGGAGCTTAAAGACGCGATGGAAGCCTGGAGAGGTTATGCCGGTAAAGGAGACGAAGAATGAAAGCCGGTGTATTCCGTTCGTACAGTGAACTGATCAAGCTTCCAACATTCAAGGAGCGATTTGATTACTTAGCTTTAGGTGGGCATATTGGCGACGAGACATTCGGCACTCTCCGCTATCTAAATCAACAGTTCTATAAGTCTTACGAATGGAAGAAAACAAGACAAAGGATAATACTCAGAGATGAAGGTTGTGATTTGGCTGTTCCTGGCTATGAGCTTGGTACTCGGGACATTATGGTTCATCACATTAATCCTATCACTCCGGATGACATACTGGATCATAACCCTTGTGTCTTTGATCCTGATAACTTGATTACCATCAGTAGACATACGCACTATGCTATTACTCACGGTAGTCAAAACGATTTGAGACCATTGTATGCAGAACGATTCAAAGGAGATACAGCGATATGGCGGTGAAACGAAATTGGGTCTTCGGCTGTAATGATCTTGGAGACTATTTGGAATGTGAAAAGTGCAATCATAAGTTGTCTGCTAAGCAGGTGATATTCGGCAAGTACGACATTAATACCTGTCCATGGTGTAAGTCTAAGATGAATCTACAGCAGAAGGACTACGACAGATTGAAAGAAGGGTTATCATGCAGCGAATCGACTATATAGCCCATCATGGTATCAAAGGGCAGAAATGGGGTGTAAGGAGATTCCAGAACAAGGACGGGAGCTATACAGCAGAAGGTCGTAAACGACGCATGTATCGGGATCGTGTGATAAGGGCAGGAAAAACAAGAAATGCGGTAGAAGATATTGTCAATAGCCTTTCTGCAGATGAAAAACTAAAGTTAGGAATGAACCCAGATGAAAAAGAGTACCTAACTTATGAACAAGGCTCGCAGGTTGTCAAAAGAATAATTAAACGCAGTGGGAATACACCGGTGGCATTCTTTGACATATTAGACGATGACAATACGGCTAATATAGTTGTCGCTACACGGTCAGGAGATAAGTATCGTGGTAAAGGCTATGCTAAAGAGTGTGCTCAAAAGGGAATGGCTTGGTTCGAAAAGAATAAGAGCCGATTTGAGTTTGATAAGATCTATTGGGGAGTGAGAACAGACAACCCAGCATCTATAAAGATTGCTAAAGACCTTGGGTTCAAAGGTAAGCCCGGACGAAAATGGACTGACCCAGATGACAAGACTAAATCATGGTCTGTTTATTATAAGGAGGGCCGCTGATGGATACAACAAGTATTCTAAACTCAGTAAAACCAAAGCTTAACATTGAGAAGACGGAGACTGCGTTTGATGAGGATCAGCTGATTGACTACATCAACTCAGTCTTCTTTGATCTTTGTCAACTCCGGGTTGGTCCGGAGACACCATATATGATTACCGGTGCTGATAATACTTGGGATGAATTTTTCCAGGGAAGAACGGATCTTCAGCCGGTAAAAACATACGTTGCAATGAAAGTTCGAAGGATGTTCGATCCGCCTTCTTCTTCAGCAGCATTACAGTCACTCGTTGAACAGATTAAGGAGATGGAATGGAGGTTGAACGTCTATGTTGATCCGACCGCAGAAGAGCTTGAGGCGCTTGGCTACCGAGATGACCTTTCCGACGAATAGTCCGGATGATGAATACATAGAGCACTTTGGTATCCTTGGTATGAAGTGGGGCGTTAGGCGTTTCCAGAATAAGGATGGTAGCTTAAAGGCTGCAGGAAAGAAGCGTTATAACAAGTCAAACGACGATGACGAACAGAGAGATACCGGACTCGCTCCCGGTGCACAGCAGTCGAGGAGTAGTAACAAAGGTCTTGGCAAAGTAATGGCAGCAGCAGGTGTTGCAGCATTAGCCGGTGCATCAGTTGCTCCAACTTTGGAAGCTCTTGGCAGACCGCCTAAAGATTATAAGACTATGCCAGACGAAGATCTTATAAAAGAAAATCGTCGATACAAGCTCGAAGAGACCTACAAGAAGAATAATGGGATAAAAGATTCGCCAGCCGATGCTTTGGAGAGCGGTGGCAAGATGATTGAGGGTATACAGAAGTTCCGCAATGCCGGTGCTACTCAGTATAACCCAAATCAAAATAGATACAATACTCGTAGAACCCTGTCTCAGAAGGAGATGGATGCAATGAGTGACAAAGAGCTTCAGCAGCTGGTTAACAGGCTGAATCTTGAGACTCAGTATTCGCGTCTTACTTCCGATCCGCCGACGAAGAGTAAAGTTGACATTGGTCTTGAGAGAACTCAGGCCGTTTTGGGTATCGTTGGCTCAGCTGTTACCATTGGTGCTGCTGGATACGGTATTTATAGGCATATGAAAGGTGGCACCGCTGGTCCGGTGAATCTTACGGCTTTTGAGAAAGCAATGAATAAATAAGGAGGTTTGCAATGTTATCTAACACTGCAACTCCGTATTATTATGGACAATTCCGAGATAAGGTCATCAGAGGTGAAATTCCTGTATGTAAAGAGATTTCCATGGAGATGAATCGCATTGACGATAACATCAGGAATCCAGGAATCTATTACGATGATCAAGCTGTCGAAGGGTGGATTAACTTCTGTGAGAATGAGCTCACTCTTACCGATGGCAGCAAAGTTGTTCTACTCGACTCATTCAAACTGTGGGGTGAACAGGTCTTAGGTTGGTATTACTTCGAGGAACGCTCGGTCTTTGAGTTGAATGAGAATGGATCTGGTGGTCACTGGGTCCGTAAGATGCTCAAGAAGCGATTGGTCAATAAACAGTATCTCATTGTTGGACGAGGTGCTGCTAAATCGCTATATGACTCATTTATGCAGAGCTTCTTCCAGAATGTGGATACCTCTACAACGGATCAGATCACTACAGCTCCAACTATGAAACAGGCGGAAGAGGTTATGCAGCCAATTCGAACTGCTATCACGAGAGCTCCCGGTCCGTTGTTTAACTTCCTTACCGCAGGTTCGAAGAACAACACTACAGGATCCGAGTTGAACAAACCTAAATTACTTTCAACTAAGAAAGGTATTGAGAACAAGCTTACTGGTTCAATCATTGAAGTTCGCCCGATGTCTATAGACAAGCTTCAGGGACTTCGTTGCAAAGTTGCTACTGTTGATGAGTGGCTTTCTGGCGATGTTAGAGAAGATGTCATAGGTGCAATTGAGCAGGGTGCATCTAAAGTCGATGATTACCTAATTATAGCAACCTCATCCGAGGGAACTGTGCGTAATGGTCCTGGAGATACCATCAAAATGGAATTGATGGACATCCTTAAGGGCAATTACTATAACCCTCACGTATCAATTTTTTGGTACAGGATGGATGATCTTAGTGAGATCTCTCATATAGACAAACGAACCGGCAAAACCGTGTATACTCCAGAGCTCTGGGTTAAAGCTAACCCCAATCTGGATCGTACAGTAAGCTTTGAGACATACCAGCTTGAGGTTGAGAGATCCGAAAACGCTCCCGCTACAAGAAACGATACGTTAGCCAAGAGATTCGGTATTCCGATGGAAGGCTACACATATTTCTTTACGTATGAGGAGACACTCTGTCATAAAAAACGCGATTATTGGCAGATGCCGTGTTCTATGGGTGCGGACCTTTCACAGGGTAATGACTTTTGTGCATTCACATTTATATTTCCACTGCAGAGAGGACAGTATGGAATTAAAACCCGATGCTATATTTCTGAGTACACACTTTCCAAACTTCCTGCAGCTTTGAGACTTAAGTATGATGACTTCATGAACGAGGGATCCTTAATCGTTCTTCCAGGTACGGTATTGGATCTTGATATCGTTTACGAGGATCTTGATGCGCATATAGTCGAAAGACAGTATGATGTCCGTTCGTTTGGATATGATCCATATAATGCAAAGGAGTTTGTAAATAGGTGGGCTACAGAGAATGGCCCATTCGGTATTGAAAAGGTAATACAGGGATCCAGAACCGAGTCTGTTCCTCTTGGTGAGTTGAAGTTACTCGCAGAGAAACGGGCTCTTTTGTTCGATGAGTCTTTGATGACATTTGCAATGGGTAATTGCATAACCATGGAAGACACTAACGGTAATCGAAAGCTTTTGAAGAAAAGATATGAGGCAAAGATCGATGCTGTATCGGCGATGATGGATGCCTGGATTGCCTATAAGCTCAATAAGGAGAGTTTCGAATGAGACAGTTAGATTATATAGCTCATCACGGGATTCTTGGGCAGAAATGGGGTGTAAGGCGGTTTCAGAATAAAGATGGGACTCGTACCGCAGCTGGTAAGAAACGATATTCTTCGGATGGTAATGCTGTTAACGACATAGAGCAGAGAATACTAGACCGGTATAAGTCTGGAAAGTTGTTGATGAGTGCAGAAGATCATTATTATCGCAATCGTCTTAATACAAATCTTCCGTTGACTATAGAGGATGCGGTTAATGAAGGTTGGCACACTGTTATAGCTAATGCTCATCAGTTTACTAAAGACAGTGAGATATTAAACGTCAAGTATGTTGACCCGTCTGGTAAACGAGAAGCTTTATACGATAAAACAGGCAGTTTGCTTAAAAGTGCTTTGGATATGGGATCGTACAATTACTGCCCTTCTGAAAAATCGTATTACGGTCACTTTAAATACGATATTCTCCCCTGGATCCAATATGGTAATGCCCCAGATGATCCATCTACTGTAGGTCAGAGAGTTAATGCTATTTTTGGGCGTTACAACAAGAAGACTGCGGAGTTAGGCAAACACTATTGTGATCAGATCTCAGTCGCTTTCGATACTCCGATTGATGATATTTTTGATAGGAGGACAGCATGAGACAGTTAGACTATATAGCTCATCATGGTATCTTTGGTATGAAATGGGGTGTTAGGAGATACCAAAATAAAGATGGCACATTAACCGAAGCCGGTAAAAAACATTACCATCCTAACTATTCGGACAGTCAGCGTAAACAGGATAAGGCGTTATATGGTAACCGTGGTGTTGAGCGAATTAATAAACGGATGCATGAAGGATATTCTATTCTTGGTGCAAGACACTATGAAGCTGCTAGAAAACAGCGTAATCGTATGATACTTGCAGGGGCTGGAATTGCAGCAGGTACTTTAGTTACTGTTGGTGGTGTAATGTATGCTAACAGTCCTGAATTTAAAAACAAAGTAGACTCTGGAGCCAGGGCTGCTGGAAAATATACTGCTGGAAAGATTTCTAATATGCAAAGATCATACAGTAATTTTGAACAGCGTAGACAAGCGGCAAATAATCTGCGTCGATGGAATGTGAGGTGATCTTATGACTTTACGAGAATATTCAGCCATGGATACCTCGACAGCTTTTATAGCTCATCACGGTATCCTTGGTATGCATTGGGGTATACGTAGAACCCCTGCTCAGCTTGGTCATCCAACACCTACTCCTCGTAAGCTTGATAAGGGTAAAACTGGTGACTACAAGAATGACGGTGAGACCGTAAAAGAAACTTATGGTAAGGGAAAGACTCGCATGATTCAGTCTCGTAATGGCGAGCATCCGAAGAATCCGAGTACTGGCTCATCTAAGACAGCTAAGAAGCCGAAACAGAATAAGCAATCAAGTCCGGAAGAAGAGGCAAGAAAAGCTTATCTGGCTAAGAAGACATCTAAGATCGATCGTGATATTCATTCTTACGATTCTGTAAGAGGTAAAGGTATCAGAACTGATAAAGGTCTTGAACTTCTTTCTAAAGACGATGTCGAAGCTCAGGTTAAGAAGCTTGAAGCTAAGAAAGCCAAGATTGAAGCTAAATACGGTGGGAAATGGGATCGTAAACATGACAGAATTGAGAATTCAAATCTTGCTAAAGTAGCTAACAAAGTAAAAGAGCCGAAGCAGGTTGATGAGACTCCGGAAGAGACTAAATCTAATCGTGCTAAATACGTTAAGATCGGTGTAGCTGTTGGTGCTGGAGTCTTGACTGCGTATGGTGCCTATAAGCTTCATCAGATGGGTACTGACGAAATTGCTCGTAGAGGTGGAGATCTCGTTGGTAAGATTACCGGTGCTAAAGATCGAATGATTAATAAAGCTAAGGACGCTTCTGTTGAATTCCAGCAGTCAATGAAGGTTGCTAAGCAGAAAGCTAAACTTAAAGACGTTCTTCCGGAGAGAGAAAGTACCGTAAAGAAGGCTTTTGACAAGTATAAGGATCATCCAGAGATGGCTGGTTCGATCTCCCAGTGGATGACTAGAGATGACAAGGCCGATATGTTTATGGGTAGTAGAGGTAACACTCTTTCCGATCTTGAAGAGTATCTGTCCAGAGCATGGCCACGAATTGTGAAAGCATCATAAGGAGGTAATTTCAAAATGGCCTTTACAGAAAGGTTAAAGCGATCTTGGAACGCTTTCTTCAATAAGGACCCGACTCCTTATGCATCTAGTAATGAAGGTTCTTCATACAGTTATAGACCCGATCGAGTGAGATTCACGTTTGGCAACGAGAGGTCAACAATAACTCAGGTCTATAACAAAATTGCCGTGGATTGTGCCGCTATTGACATCCAACATATAAAGCTAGATGACCAGAAACGATTTAATGGCGTTATGGACAGCCGGTTAAATGAGGCCCTTACCGTGTCAGCCAATATTGATCAGACTGGTAGAGCTTTGATTCAGGATATAGTCATGACTATGCTTGATCAGGGTGACGTGTGTGTTGTCCCGTATGATATTTATGGGAATGCTGACATTTGGCACGCTACAGCTTTTGATGTCAATGAAATGCGAGTCGCCAGAATTGTAACCTGGCATCCGCAGACAGTTGATGTTGAGATTTACAGTCCTATCAGCGGTCAGAAAGAACGGATGAACTATCTTCCTAAGAGAAATGTAGCAATCATTCAGAATCCGTTCTATGCAATCATGAATGAACCGTCAGCTACTATCAGAAGATTAACACGTAAGTTGTCACTTCTTGATATGACAGATGACAATAATGCTTCAGGTAAACTTGATTTGATTATTCAGTTGCCTTACACAATAAAGTCCCCAACTAGGAAAGCCCAGGCAGAAGCCAGAAGAAAAGACATAGAAATGCAGCTTGCTGGTTCCAAATATGGGATAGCCTATACTGAGAGTACTGAAAAAGTAACGCAGTTGAATCGGTCAATAGAGAATAACCTTCAGAAGCAGGTCGAGTACTGGCAGGAATTGGTTTATAGCCAGCTTGGTATCACTCAGTCAATCCTGGATGGTACCGCAGATGAGAAGACTTTCCAGAATTATTACTCGCGAACTGTGGAGCCTATTGTTCAGGCGATAGTCGATGAGTTCAAACGGAAATTCTTATCTCAAACAGCCAGAACTCAGGGTCAGAGCATTCAGTTCTTTAGAGATCCGTTCAAGTTGATCCCGGCTTCACAGTTGCCTGACATGGTGGATAAGTTCAAGCGAAATGCAGTAATGACATCTAATGAATGGAGACAGATCCTCAACATGATGCCTTCCGAGAATCCAGATGCTGATCGTCTTGAGAATCCGAACATTTCGAAATCTAATCAGCAGTTTGCTATGGAGAACGGAGAAGGCGGAGTTGATCCACAGGCACTACTAGATGGTTCGGGTATCAATACTCAGGAAGAAGTTCCGAATGAGTTAGATGATACCACAAAGGATTCATTAGCCGCTTATCTTGAAGAACTTGAGCAGAAACTAAGTGGGGTGGTCTAATGGCATATGCAAGTAAGTATTATGATCCAGTAGCAGCCCATGAGTACTATGAGAACTACACAAAGAAGGGTATCTTAAAAGGTCGTGAGAAAGGTTCAACCACTGAATCCAATTCCAAACTTACAGATGCCCAGAAAGCAGATTTAAAAAATGTCAGAGCTCGTATATCTGCCGCCAGATCTTCAGCTATTAAGAATGTTAGTGCTAATGCTAGTTCAAGATTAGCACAGATAGCACAAAATGCTACCGCTAGGTCTAACTCTATAACCTCTGCTTCAAAGAGCAGATTAAAAAATATCTCTCAGGAGCAGCGAACCAAACTTCTCAAAGAGAGGACTGATACTAGAGTTAAGACCAACAACATGAATGTTGAAGCTAAAGAAGCTGTTAAACGACGTAACGAGCAAATGACCAATGAGATTGAGTCAATGCGGAACCAGATGGACTCCCAGTTGGAGCAGCTCAAAGGTCTCTCATATGCGGAGCGTCGACAGAAGGTAGATCACTACAAGGCTTTGATTGACCGAATAAGAGTCAAAGCAGGAATCGAGAACACTAAAACCCTTGAAGACACATCTAAACGCGTTTCTGAGATTTCACAGAAGTCTTCCGAAAAGCAGCAACACATCACCGATAAGTATTCACAGAAGCAAGCTAAGGAGCGTCAGTCTGCTCAGAGTCAGAAGCAGGCAGTTCGTCAGTCTGCTCAGAGTCAGAAGCAATCCGTAAGGCAGCAAGCGTCTAGCCAGAAGGAGAGTATACGTAATAAGTATAAGCAGGAGCTTGAACGTGAAACTACTCGGATCAAGGGAACGAGTTCTCGAAAAACTAAATAGGAGGGAAATTCAAAATGGCTAAAGTTTATGACTTTGGCGGTTACTGCACCAAGGATGACGTTAGATGTAACGATGGTACAGTAATGCGCAAGGGTTGCTTTGCACATAACGATGGCCAGACGGTTTCTCTGTTCTATAAGCATAACCACAATAATAAGAGAGATCTTATTGGTAATGCGCTTCTGGAACTGAGAGACGATGGAGTCTATGCATATGGCAGCCTCAATCCGAAACATCCGGATGCAAGTTTAGTAAAGTCGCAGATCGAGCATGGTGACCTTGTCGCTCTTTCGATCTTTGCGAATCATCTGCAGAGGAGAGGCAACGATATTTACCACGGCGACATCAAGGAAGTCAGTCTTGTACCGTCCGGAGCAGATCCGACTGCAGTGATTGACAGAGTTGATTTCGCACATGCTGATGAGGACGAGGAAGATGACTTCTCCGCTGAATTCTTTGGTGGAAAGGATGTCATGAATCTCGATGTACTCATCCATGAAGATAAGGAGGATCCGAAAGTGGCTGACGAGAACAAGAAACCGGAAGGGAATGCCGGTGGTGAAAAGACTGTGCAGGATGTCATCGACACTATGACTGAAGAGCAGAAGAACGCTATGTACTACGTTATCGGTAAGATCGTAGAAGAAAAGAATGGTGGTAAAGGCGCTTCTGACGAAGACGATGACGATGAAACCGGCGGTGGAGCTGTCAAACATGATGATCTCGATGATGACTATCAGGAGGATAACAATATGAGAAATTACAATGCTTTTGAAAAGAATGGCGCTGCTGGTGATGCCATTTCTCATGACGATCTGGAGGCTGTATACGCTTCTTCGATTATGGATGCCATGAACAATAATGCCGCTAAGTGGAGCGGGTATCTTATTCAGCACGCAAAGAACGAGCTGGCTCATGAGGATCTCGACTTTGGTCTGGACGATAACACTCAGACTTATGGTGTGATCAACATGGATCTCCTGTTCCCGGATGCTGTCAATGTTACCAAGAGACCGGAATTTATCAAGCGTGATACCGATTGGGTTGGCAGTGTTATCAGCGGTACGACCCATGTTCCGTACACCAAGATCAAATCTGTGATCGCTGACATTACTGCTGATGAGGCAAGAGCTCGTGGATACATCAAGGGCGAGCAGAAGATCGAGGAGTTCTTCCCGATTGCTAAGCGTGAGACCGGTCCTCAGACCATTTATAAGATGCAGAAGCTTGACCGTGATGACCTGCTTGACTCCGCTGATCCGGTTGGATTCGTTGCATGGATGGATGCTGAGATGACCCTGATGATCAGGGAAGAGATCGCTCGCTGCATCCTGATTGGTGACGGACGTGCTATTGATGATCACTATCACGTGTCTCATGAAAAGATTCGCCCGATTGTTTCTGATCATGATATTTTCACTGTGAAGACGATCATCTCCGACGAGGCTTATGTGGATCCGAACCTGATGGTTGAGGAGATCTCCAAAGCTCATAAGGACTATAAGGGTTCCGGTAACCCGGTATTCTTCACCACAGTCGGTACTCACACCAACATGATGTGGGCGAAGGATCAGATTGGTCGCAAGATCTATACTTCCGAGGCTGAACTGCAGGCTGCTCTGCGTGTATCCAAGATCGAAGAGGTCGAGCTCATGGAAGACTTTACCATCGAGATCAAGGGTACGACTTACGATGTCATCGGCATCAAGGTCAACCTGAAAGACTACTATGTTGGTACCAATAAGGGCGGCGAGCTGACTTCCTTCCAGGATTTCGATATGGACTTCAACCAGAACAAGTATCTGAAGGAAACAAGACTGTCCGGAGCTCTTGTTAAGCCGCATTCTGCCCAGGTATTCCTGCATGTACACAAGGCTGCAGCAACATATACTAGGTTCACCGGTTCTGCCTTCGAGCAGGGTGTAACCTACTATGAGAGAACTGGGACTGAGGGCGCTTATGTCTACACCCCGACTCAGGATGTATCCTACAATTCGGAGAAGACGTACTACACCAAGGACTGATAGTCCAGTGAACTAAAGGAGGACGTCTAAATGAAGTTTCATGGTAATGTAGGCTTCTTTGTGAGCGTTGATGTTGGACACCATGTCTATAAGCAGCAGTTTGTAGAGAAACCTTATTACGGTGACGTGCTCCGTGATACGAAACGATACGAACCTGGTCAGAAGATTAATGACGATTTGACTATTAATAATCAGATCTCAATAGTCGCTGACCAGTTCGCTTATGACAATTTCGGCTATATGCGATACGTCATCTGGAGAGGTCAGAAGTGGAAGATCACAGAAGCTAGCATTGATTACCCGAGAATTATTCTGTCAATAGGAGGACTATACAATGTCTCAGGAAATACAGAAGAACCTTAGGTATGAGCTTGACGATAAGTTAGCAGAGTTGCTTCCGGAAAGCTGGCATTTATATTTTCAGCCACCGGAGAATCAACAGCTAACTTATCCTGCACTGGTGTATCAGAAGGGTTCTGGTGATACCAAATTCGCTGATAACGGTATGTACAAGTATGATCGACAGTATGAGTTGACTTTTATCTACGAAGATCCAGATGATGAAACGCCATTCTATGTGATGAGCCAGTTTCAGTATTGCAGAGCTAATCGTCATTTTGTAACTAATAATCTACATCATGATACTATGGTTTTATATTACTAATAGGAGGACATGATTATGTCAGAATCAGGAAGACTTAAATGGGATGAGACCGGTAAGAAGACATGGTATACCGGTACTGACAGAGGTGTTGTTTATCCGGTTTCCCCGGAAGGAACCTATCCGGAAGGTCACGCATGGAACGGTCTGACTGGTGTCACGGAATCACCGTCTGGCGCTGAGGAGACTGCTCTTTGGGCAAATAATAATAAGTATGGTTCTCTGTATTCAGCTGAGGAATTCGGCGGTACGATCGCTGCTTACGACTCTCCGGAAGCGTTCGATGAGTGTGATGGATCCAAGGAGATCGAGGGACTTCCGGGCGCTTATATCCTTATGCAGGATCGCAGAGGCTTTGGTTTGACCTGGAGAGTTCTGAAGGGTAACGATACTCAGAAACAGAAGTACGGTTATGAGATTCATGTTGTCTGGGGTGCGACGGCATCTCCGTCTGAGAGAGAGCATTCAACCACGAACGACTCTCCGGAAGCTGAGAATCCGAGTTGGGAGTTCACCACAATCCCGGTTCCGGTACATTCTGTTGAGGGCGTTGAGACGACTGCTCATATGAAGTTTGTTTCCACAGAGCTCACCAAGGCTCAGCTGAAGGTACTTGAGGATACTCTGTATGGCGTTGATGCTGCAGAGGCTAAGGGTGAGGAAGGTCAGGAAGGTTATGTACCGGCTGTTGAGGCCAAGGTTGCACATCTTCCGCTTCCGGACGACCTGATCGCGATGCTGAAGGCGGCTGCTTAATTGATTTGAGCACATAATAATACGGGCTGGGTTCTATATCAGGATCCAGCTCTTTTATTTTTGAAAGGAGTTAAACATGCTTACACAGGTATATGAATACGAAGATTATCTTGGAAGAAAGAGAAAGAGTACAGTCCGGTTCAACTTTGATGAGTCAGAGCTGGCTGAAATGGCTCTCTCAGATGAGGGCGGTTTGGATGAGTGGATTGACAAGATCATCAACTCCAGTTCTGTTCAGGAGATTGTGACTATTGTCAAGAACGTGATCCTAAGGGCATATGGCGAAAGAACGGAAGACGGCCGGTTTATCAAAGAGGATCCTGTTACCGGCGCCCCTCTTTCTCGGAAGTTTAAGTCTTCTGCCATATTCCCTATTGTGTTTATGGACGTTTGTTTTGATGCCAAGAAGGCTGCAGCTTTCATC